AAATCAAATGAATCCTACGAGAGGTTAAAGAAACTCCTGACGGAGGAGTGATTTTGTTTTCTCCAAACTTTTTTGTATATTGGTATTGCAGGTTGGGGAAGACCATCACGGGATGGCGCCTGCATCACTTTTAAATACACTTGACTTCATTACGCTTGGCGGTCGGCACGAGAGTGCTTGACCGCCTCGTATTTTTTTAGCACGATTTTTGCAGTAAAAATATAAAAAAAGAACCGTTAGCCGTTTTTTTGTTGGGCTAACGGTAAGGTTCAAAAGCGGCAGGACAGACCCTGCTTTGACAACGGTAAAACGGCTTTCTACCTTGTTTTTTTGGTTATTTGTAGCGGGAGGCGGACTCGAACCACCGACCAAAACAAACTGAAAATCAAGTAGTTAGCCATAATATAAAAAATTATGTGCAACACAAGGAACACTTTCAGTTACGGCTTTTACGCCCGCAGTAGCAAGGTCAGCAAGAAGACCAAAATGGCTCCCGTCGAACTATCGTTTGTCGCAAACGGTAAGCGGGTATTCATCAACCTGCCCTATCGGGTGAGGATGGAGGATTGGAACAAGAAGCATCGTCCCAAGGAGATTGAAGACTACCTCTCCGCTCAGCGACAGATTGTCAGCAAAGTTCTGACAGAAATGGCAGAGAATGGGATTCCTGTCACCGCTGAAACCCTGAGGGATTACTTCCGCACGGGTGGTGTCAAGTCCTACACAGTTGAAGACCTCTTCACCGAGTACCTCTCAATCCAAAAGCAGCGGGTTCCCAAGAGCCTCAGCCAAGGGGTGTATAGGAAATACGAACTCGTCAGGGACCTCTTCTTCACACAGTTCAAGAAGGAGAGCGAGGTGAGTTCCATCACCAACTACACAGTTCGGAAGTTCTTCACCTTCTTGGATAGTCGCTACGATAACTCTACTGCGGTTGGCTACAAGACAAAGTTCAAATCCTTCATCACCTTTGCCCTTGACAACAACAAGTTGAAGGTGAACCCTATGCAGGGAATAAAGATAGAGAAGAAGAAAAAGCCCTTGGTATTCCTGACCGAGGAAGAAATAAGGAAGATAATTGACACCCCTATTGAGAACAAGTCTCTTTCAAGGGTAAGGGATGCTTTTGTCCTTCAACTCTCAACGGGATTGGCTTATGCCGACATCCTTGCACTAAGGAAGGAGGACATCCACATCACCTCCGACGGAACGCATTACATCAGTAAGCCAAGGGTAAAGACGGGAACAACCTACACCACCGTCATCCTCAAAGAGGGAGTAGAGGTTCTTAAACGGAATGACTACCAACTGACGATTATCAGTAATCAGAAGAGCAACGCCTACCTCCGAGCAATACAAGGTCTCTGCGGAATTGACAAGCATCTGACAACGCACCTTGCAAGAAAGACCTTCGGACAACGCCTTCTTTCTTCGGGAGTAAGGATGGAGACGGTAAGCAAGGCACTCGGTCACTCGTCAACGAAAATCACTCAGACCTACTACTGCGATTTACAGAGCGATAGCGTGATAAAGGAGATAACAAGCATTATGGCTTGACACAGGGGGAGCAAAAACGCTCCCCTTTCTTTTTTCCCTTGACTATTAACCACTTTCCCCTTATCTTCTATTAAAGAGATAAAAAGACGAACTATGAACTACATATTATTATTCCTTGGGGATATATGCTACGCGATGGGCTTTGTTCTGAATATCCCCGCTTATTTAATAACCTGCCTTGGGAACCTCTTCTCAAACGCAGGATACCCACCACAAGAAGAAGATGGAGAATAACTACGCAAGAGCAGAAAGAATAGGAAGGGAAATCTTCAAACGCAACATAATAGACAGGGTAAGACGATTGCTATTCACCACAAACCCCTCCTGTCCCTACGATGGATTCCTGACGGGATTCACAGACTTGACAGGAGTACTTGAAATCAAGAACAGGGACATCCCCGATGACGCATACTTCGACCGTTGGCTGCTTGAAGAAAAGAAAGCCGTCCCACTCATAGCAGCAGCCATCACAAGCGGTTATAATATGGCTTTATACATAGTCATAACACAACACTACATCCGTATATGGGACCTCCTAACCATAGACCTCAACTATGAAACGGGTTACTTCACCCACTCCACCGCAACGAACTATAAAAAAGGCTCCGAGGAGAAATCCGTAGCCTACCTCAAAGAAAAAGACCTCCTATGCAAGATACTACGAAAGGATATTCCATCATAGAGAAAATCGCAAAGGAGAGGGTGATTGAGGATATGATAGAAAACCTCGGAGTAAAAGCCCTCTACAAGGATGACCTCCTACAAGAGACCTTCATCATCCTCCTTACCTACGATGAGGACAAGATACAAGCCCTCTATGACAGGGGAGAACTGCGGTACTTCATCTCCAAACTCCTCACCAACCAAATCAACTCCAAGACAAGCAGGTTTTATTATAAGTACAGAAAATATTATCAGAAGAAAGATGATGAATATCAACATAACGACAACGGAACTGAGGAAGATGATGAATGAGTATGACTTCAACCCATCAGACCCCGACTATGATGATGACCTCCTCACCGTCTTTGAAAGTTTCTCAGCCATCAGCGAAGCCGACAGGATTATCTTATGCCTATACGCTGAAAATCAGAGCCTGAGAAAGACCGCCAAGACCCTCGGAGTCTCTTATGCGACAACAAGGAAAGCGGTTGCAAAAATACGGGAAGAGATAAAAACGGAAATAGAAGATAGAAAGAATAAGAAGAATAAGAATAATAATTATGCTGATTGACCTCCTTTGTGTAGCAATAGTGTGGGTTGTGCTGCTTGATTTGAGCGGTTTTGTGGAGGAGATGGAACGCCTCCTCTCAAAGAAATGGAAAAGGGTGGTGAGGATAAGGAAACCTTGGTCCTGTTCTCTGTGTATGAGTTGGTGGACGGGTCTTCTGTACCTCCTACTGACGGGTAAGATAGCGATTACATCAGTAGCCGTTCTTGCATTAATTGCGTTATCAACAACCCTGATAAAAGACATTATTATAACGGTGATGGACCTCGTTGAGAGGTTTTTGGAGTTATTGACCACAAAAGAACGATAATTATATTTTTGAAAAAGGAAAAGATATGACAAAAGAGCAATATGAGATACTCAAACAGTATGAGAACCATCTTAGTACAGCGAAGTACGCAGATTATGCGAGGAACCTAACGCTTTCGGGTCTCGCACAGATGGACGAGGTTTACAAAGCCATCTTCAAAAAGGAAAGCGGATTGAAGAGCGGATGCGGGAAGTGCCGTCTCCGTGGATTGAAAGACCTTGCCCGTGTTTACTTTGCCTATCAGGAAGAACAGGCGAAGAAGGAAGAGGAAAAACGACAAAAATACCAAGATGAAGCCTTGGAAATGGAAAAAAATGCTGAGATAGTCTCCAAGGAACTTGAACCAAAATCGGAAGTACTTGAAACAGAGACTATTACAAAGCCAAAGAAAAAAACGGCTAAGAAAAAGGAACAGGAGGATTAAACTATGGAAGAGAAACCTATTGTTGGATTCAGCAACCCTGATGAGAGGGACGATTACATCAAGCACACCATCGCAAACTTGGCGAAGTGCGGAGGAAAAAGTCATAAGTGGTTTCCTCACGAGATTGCCGTCCGCAGGGAGAGCATCTATTATTGGTTGGGACAAGGAAAGTCAAAGATGGCTTTAAGGTCTTTCTTGGGAGAGAGATGGGGAGTATCAGGTCCTACGATTGAGAAGTATGTGAGAGACGCTGTAAGAGCCCTATTGGAAGAAGCCAAGGAGAGCCAAGAAGAGTTCAGGAAGAAGATGATAGAAAAACTTGAAAGGCTCGCTGATGATGCAATTCTCCACGGTGACAGGAAATCAGCCCTTGCTGCCTACGAGCAGATAAGCAAGTTGAACGGAGCATACACGAATAAGGTGGAGGCAAGCCTCAACACCGACATCAAGTTCAAGTTTGGTGAGTAGTACCTTCATAGGAAGCAAGTTGTACCCTTGGCAGAAGGATGTTGCTGAAAAGATATGCAAGTGTCCTAACGAGAACCGTACCGTTGTTGTGAAGTCCCACAGACAGGCAGGAAAGTCCTTCCTCTGTGAGCAGGTCCTGCTATACTACGCCATCAACTTCCCAAAGTCCAAGAATGCTATGATAAGTCCCGTATTATCGCAGTCAAGGAAGGTGTTCAAGGAATTGGTCAACGCCATCTATGAAAGCGGTGTAATCAAGCGTAAGAACGAAACCCTGCTTGAAATAGAACTCATCAACGGAAGTACGATTTTCTTCAAGTCTGCGGAGATGAGGGATGCTCTGAGGGGCGAGACCGTCACAGGGGTCCTCATTTGGGATGAAGCAGCCTTCCTACCACAGGAAGTTGCGGAGTACACGCTCCCTTGGTTGCAGATACACAAGGCAAACCTCCTCATAGTCTCAACGCCAAAAATCAGAGACGGACTTTTCTATAACTATTGGGTGAGGGGACTTGAAAACAAGGGTGTCTTTCCGCACAGTAAGCAGGGAAAGGAGTTCGTCATCTCAATTGATTGGTGTGAGTACGACACAAGCGCAGTACTTTCAGAAGAACTTAAAATGACATATGCTAAGGTATTGACTAAGAATCAGTTCAGAAGCGAGATTGAAGGGCAGTTCCTTGACTCTGACGGAATGGTGTTTGAGAATGTACGCACTCTCTCAACCGCAAACCCCTTCAACGCATCCGTTCCCTACGAGGGTTTCTTCATCGGTATTGACTACGGCAGCGGAGGAGGGAATGACTACACAGCGCTCAGCGTCTTTGATGAGGGAGAGAACCTTGTCTTTGTTGATTACTTCAACGACCTCAGCACCTTTGAACAGGTGGACAGGATTGCCAAGGACCTCAACCTCTTTGGGAAGAAGATAAAAGCGATTTACGCTGAGAACAACAGTATTGGCAACGCCTTCAACGACCTGCTTGTGAAGAAACTGCTTGATGAGAAGAACACCTACATCGCAAGCAAGATAACCCGTTGGACAACGACCAACGACAACAAGGCGAAGTTGGTGGCTCAATTTCAGATGGAACTCGAACAGATGAATGCCAAGTTATTGAATGACAGTACACTTATAGAGCAGTTGTGTGCGTATGAGGCTACATATAACGCCAAGACTCAGAAGGTTTCCTACAACGGGGCTATGGGTACGCACGATGACCTCGTTATGAGTACGCTCTTGGCTATGGAGGCATACAAGAAGAATAACAATAATGGAAGTTATATGATACGATGATTAAGAATTGGAATGAGGTGAGCGTAGGGACCTACGCAGAGATACTGAAAGTGTGTGAGAGGGAGGAGCCTGAGGATGTGGAAATCGGGATTGTGGCAATACTCTGCGGGAAATCCGAGGATGAGGTGTTGAAGATGAACATCACCGATTATCAAGTGCTGAGGAAAGACGCTCAGTTTGTGGCTTCCTTCCCTCCTATAAGGGCAAAATGTCCGAAGACCGTCACCCTGCACGGCAGGAAGTACGAGGTGGTGAACGATGTGAGGAAGATGACCGCAGGGCAATACATAGATTTTCAGACCTTCTCCAAGATGGACCTTGAAAAGACCGTCGTTGAGGTTCTCAGTTGCTTCCTTGTGCCCGAAAGGGAGACCTATGGTGAGTATGACCTGACGGAGGTGTATGATGATATCCGAGAGGACCTTCCTGTGGTCGTTGCCTATGAGATGTGCGCTTTTTTTTTGAGCAGGTTGACGCTCTTAACAAAGGCTACTCTGTCCTATTCGGAAAGGATGATGAGAAAGATGATGAGGAAGACGAAGGACAAGGAGATGAAGGAAAGGATAAGGGAGAGCCTGACAAAGATACAGGAGGCTCGTACCAAGATAAATGGGGTTGGATTAAATGCGTAAAAATCGTCTCTGACTGCGTACACGAGCCTTGGTCAGCGGTGTTCAAGATGAATGTCATAGAGTTTTTGAATATCGTCTGTTTCTGCCACGATGACGCAGAGGAGGAGAAGAGAAGAATGAAGGAGTATCTAAAAAAGAAGTAATATGTGGGAGCACACTTACCAAGCACTCAGCGACTACGGAGAGCGTCTGAGAGATGAATACCGAAGGAACCTCACCGCTTCCGACAGGAGGGCGAGCGGGGACCTCATAGACGGGATAACGGTGGAGGTGGAAGCCAACGGCAGGGAGTTCACCGTCTTCCTCAACCTTGCCTACTATTGGAAGTTTATGGAGATGGGTGTGGACGGAACGGAGAGAAGCGTCGGAAGCCCCTATTCCTTCAAGAAGGGATGGATTCCGTTTCAGGCTATCAAAGATTGGGTTGATGTCAAGATTTCCCTTCCCGAACCACAGGCAACCAACTTAGCCTACGCTCTGAGGCGCTCCATACCAAGGAAAGGTATAGAAGGAGTCCCTGACCTCTCAAACGCTCAGGACAAGGTGTTCAACGAGTTCCTTGATGCGATTGCCGATGCGGTGATGGATGACATCAGCGGAGATGTTGGAGCGGTGATGGAAGCCTTCTTCCCAAGAGAGCCTGAATAGAACTTGAACCCAATTACCCAAACCCCTTGACTATAATGAGTTGAGGGGTTATTTTTTTATAAAAGGCTAACGATAACACATAATTGCTTGACTTTTAAGTGATACTCTCTTATACTATTATAAAAAAAATATGGAGTATTTTAAAACTATAAAAGGTTATGAAAATTACCAAATAAGCAATTATGGTAATGTATTGTCAGTAAAAAAAGGCATACTCCTTAAAAAGGCAGTTGTTTGTGGCTACGAGTGTGTCAATTTGTTCGTTAATGGAAAAAAGAAAATGCACAAAGTTCATAGGCTTGTAGCAGAAGCGTTCATACCAAATCCCGATAATCTACCACAAGTTAATCATAAGGACGAAGATAAAACAAACAACCGCGTAGAAAACTTGGAGTGGTGTTCATCCGCTTACAACAACGCTTATGGGACACGAGGAAAGAGAATAAGCGAAGCCATATCAGGGGAAAAGCACTATTTGTATGGGAAACAACACACGGAAGAGTTCAAGAGACAAGTGTCGGAAAAGTTGAAAGGAAGGACAAGTCCTAATAAGGGAAAACGAGCAAGTGAGGAGACGAGATTAAGGATGTCTGTTGCTCATAGAAACATAACAGAAACAACAAGAGATAAGATGAAAACCAATTATTTACGAAGAAAGGAGGAACTGATTAAGTCAGCAATAGAGAGTAATAGGAGGGTAGTTAACCAATACGACAAGGAAGGGAATCTCGTTAAAGTATGGAGTTCCATTAAAGAAGCAGGAGATGCTTTGGGTCTAAACACTCCGAACATTATTGCCTGTTGTAAGAATAAACAAAAAACTTGTGGTGGATATGTGTGGAAATACTAAACCTCTGTACTCGGTGCTTACCTACATAATCGGAAACGGTTATGAGATGGTTCACGAAATAAAAGAAAAATCAGACAACGCAGAATATCTGTTGTTAACAGACAATCCCGCTCTCACCTCTTCAACTTGGACTGTGGTGTGTGTGGAGAACCCCTATCCCGAAGACCCTTTCTACCTCGGCTATCAGATACGGTTCAACCCGTTTGATTTTGTCAACACCGATGTGGTGGTCAGGGTGGACGGCAGTATGGGCATCAACAAGTCCCTTGACAAGATTGTGGATGATTTCAACGCAGGTGCTTGGGATATGTGCGTATGCATACACCCCACAAGGGACAACCTCTACGACGAGTATTGTGCTTGGGTGGCGATAAGGGACTATGACAGGGCTCAGGCAGAGAAGGTCCTTTCCTTCATACAAGGCTACGAGGGCTATGATGTGATGAGGAGCAAGGGTCTCTATCAATACGGGTTTATGATTCAAAGGAAAAACGAGAAGGTGTTGAGGTCAAATGAGATGACGCTTGCCTTCTTACGATACCTCGCTGCCGATGGGAAGTATGTGGAGAGGGTGGACCAAACGATAGGGTCTTTTGTCTTGAATAAGTACTTCCCCGACCTCAATATCCTCCCTGTTGACGAGCGTATCCTCCACGGTCCGTACATCACCAACTACGCCCACAACTCAGACATACCTCTCCGTTATGACGGGGAGATGAATACCCCCTACCTCTTCGGAAGGGAGATTACGACCACCACCTTTGAATAGTATATTTTTTCCAAAAAGATTATGATAACACCGATATGGCGTGATACTTTCTATGAGGCTGATTCCTCGGCAAGCCCTTTTACCTACGGGATAACGATGGATGGGGTCCCTGTCTTCAACGGGAAGGCTTGGGCTGCTCCTGCTGCGAGTGCGGTGAGCGTCAACATCAACCGTATTGCCGAGGATTACCTCCATACGGATTTCCCAAACCTTGATGCTGTGGAATCAGCGGGTACGCTTGTCGTAACTCACTCTGCTGCAACGGGTCTTTTCTCTGTCGTAGATAGCACCAATACCGTAGTTTCTTCTTATACTTTCTTCAATTGTTGGGACTACGACACCCCTTCGCAGGTTTCTTTCAGCGACTATGACCTTAGCAAAGCCATCAACAGGCACGGAACGGACGGGATGTATTACTTCAAGACCGTCATCAACGGTTCAGCCGTGACTACGACGGCATCAACCTCCCCACTTGACGGTTATTCCGAGGCGTACTGTGGCGATTATGCGCTCTATTACCTGTCCCGCTCTTGCGGATGGAGTTCATACCTCATAGAAGGGAATGTCAAGAGATACGACGAATACACCCGCTATTCCATCACCAAGGATTATGACAACAACACCATCAACCGAGGGAAGACCGTCTACAACAACCAAATCAGCCCCCGTTGGGAGGTGAACACAGGTTGGGTCAGGGACAGCGAGAGCGATGCCCTTGCCTTCCACCTCCTTTCCTCAAATCAGGTCTACCTACACGACATCAATAACGGGAAGGTCTATCCTGTGGTCATCACCGACACACAGACCGAGTACAAGAACAGGAAAAATCAGAGCAACAAGGTGGTGAACTACACGATTTCCCTCTCCGCTGCTCAGATAGAACAGAACTTAGGATAAGATGAAAGACATCAAGTTATACATAGGAACGACGGAAGCGGACCTTGGTGACGGGGAGAATATCCTCTACAACTACGAGGTCAAGTCCCTAACGAACCCTACGGCAGTCAAGAACAGTTTCAGCAAGTCCCTCACACTTCCGAACACCCCGACGAACGACCGCATCTTCGGACACTATTGGAATGTGGAAAGGAGGGTCGGCAGCGGTGGAGACAACGCAGGTGTGGACTTCAACGCAAGCAAGAAAGCGCCTTTCAAGGTCTACGCCAACGGTGAACTATGCGAGGAGGGATACATCAAACTTGACAAGGTGAACCGCACGGGGAATAACATCTCCTATGCCTGCTCTCTCTACGGTGGTCTCGGTGATTTCTTCTACGCCCTCGCACAGAATGCCAACACAGGTGAGGAACTCCGTCTCTGTGACCTTGACTACTACACGGGAGGAACGGAGGAGTTCAACTTCGTAGTGTCCGCTGATACCGTCTACGATGCTTGGGAAGCGCTGCGAAACGGTACGGAAGGACTATGGCAGCATATCAACTTTATGCCCGCCTACAACGGCTATCCTGACGATTTCGACGCTGATAAGGTCATCATCAACCTCAGCGGTACGACGCTGCAAAGGTCCGACGGTCCCTACTCTCCGAAGGACGGATGCGTCCTTGCCTCCCTTCCCGAAGAACTGACGGAGTGGGAGATGCGCGACTTGCGCTCCTATCATCAGAGACCCTGCATCAGGATGAAGTCCATCATCCAAGCCTGTTGCGACCCTGCACAGAACGGGGGCTATACCGTAGTCCTTGACCCTGATTTCTTTTCCGATGCAAACCCCTATTACTCAAAGACTTGGCTTTCTCTTCCACTTGTGAAGAACTTGGAATACACCAACACCGAGCAGGTTATGAGCGGTGCGAGTCTGATTGGTCTCACCACTACGGGAGACACAAGCGGGATGATGTACCAAAGCCTTCGCTTTGACCTCGGAGAGTTCAGCAGCGTCGCTCCTAACAATATCAGTATGAATGTCAATATGTTCGTCAACAACCCCATCCGTCAGGGAAGCATAGAGATTGACCCTTGGAACGAATGGATGACGCACATAGACGCTCACTATACATCCTTCGTTTGGTTTTGGAGGAACAACGGGGACGGCTATCACCCTAACAATTGGTACTGTCTCGGTAGTCTCTTCGTACAACTTATTGCTCTCAACGGGGATGTGGTCGTAGGAGCATCTGATGCCCTCAACCTCACAAGCCCCATCAGGCACAACGGGAAGACGATTTACGGGGAGAATAGCAAGTACTCCGAGGAGAACCGCTTCAAGCCTTACCTCGGCAAGAATATCGTTAATGTCCTTGGAGGTTTCTATGACGATGGATTCCGCAGGGACGGACAGAATACGCCCGCAGACCTGACGCTCACCATCAACTCCCTCAACGGTCCCGTATCAGACTTGAAGGTTGTCTTCTACTACGGAGCGACAGATGCGAAGATAAAGCGCTATGGAAGGACTGCGATTTTCACCGTTGACCAAGATAGCGACATCATAGAAATCGGTGGTCCTGATGTGGGTGCTTTCATACCCAACGACCCATCTATGCTTACCGTAGGAGTGAAGAGCACCAACTTCAAAGCCGTCTTGGGAGAGAGCATAGGAAGGAGCGGAAGCGAGGTGACGAAAGCCCTCCTTCTCAACACCGAGGGAAGCCCTGCCTCTTATCTTCTTTCCTACTGTAAGACCTTCGGGCTTTACTTCACCAAGGACAAGGACAGCAACACCATCCGAATTGAGACGAGGAAGACCTTCTACAACAGGGATGATGTTGTCAACCTCTCGGAGATGATTGACCGCAGCAGGGAAATCACCATAGACCCCCTTGCCTTCTCAACGAAGTGGTATCAACTCCTCCACGAACAGGACGAGACGGAGAAGTATAAGCAGTACCGCTCAGCGAAGGCAATAGAATATGGCTCAAAGGTTTACAACACAGGGTATGAGTTCTCAACAGAGAAGAAGAACCTCCTTGAAGACAGCGTTATCAGGGGTGGCATAGAAGTCCTTGAAAGGAGCAAGTACTACACGGTTTACAACAACGACAAGTCTCAGAGGAATTGGATGGGTATGGGCTTGACCTATAACCTCTACTTCGGGGATAGTGCGAGCACGGTGACGGCTCCTATGGTGAATGGCGGGTCTCTGCTCGGTCTCAACGAGGGTGACGGTCTGAAATACTATGACCTCTTCCCTAAGTTGCA